TAGCCCTGGTATAAGGGACTAAACCCTTGATTTTACTACATTAGCCCCGATAAGGGGCTTTTTTTGTATCTAAAGTAAGTAGCCGCCCTCTGGTATATGAAACTATTTACCCAATCTCGGGTAATTGCTGTATATAACATCTAGTAGGGGGGTACTGGGTCATACGTGTCGCATATTTTGTATTGTGTAAGTCTTTGATTTTACTAGGGTTTTACTAATATTGTGTGCAAGATTTACTTTTATTATGCTTTTTTCTTGTATTTGGTCGCCTATGACATTTTTTGATAATGCTTATTATATAATCTTATGGCAAATATGCAGGTATAGGAAAAAATAAGCACAAAAAACAATGTGATATAAATGCAACATGAACTGTTGCAAAAATGCCACAGGCAGGAT